CTTATAACCCCCTGATAACTAAAGATTTTATCTCCTAAATAGGCCGTGAGGTACATATTGAGGTACATATTTATTTTGTTGCACAAAAGACATAATTAAAACGTTTTGTTTGCGGGATTTATTTAGTCTCATCATCCTCTGGCTTTGTATCTGCACCCAGCAGCGCATATTCGCTCGCGCCAACGTAGATGATTTGCACGCTCGATATACGCTTGAACCCGCAGCTGCTGCACCGCGCAGAACGCTCAACCACGTCCAGCTCAACATCTTCCCCCAGCACATCAATAAGCTCCTGCACGGCGATAATTCCGACGTGTCCGCACCTACAATTCAGAACGATGTGATTATTTCGTATTGACCAAAGCAGCGTCATGTTCTACTTTTGTTCTCAACGCCTAAACTTTGCAAGACGAAAGTATCTCGGTTTCTACCTGCCCTCAGATACTGTTCTTACAGCCCCCTCAGTTAATCCTGCGGGGGCTTTTTTTTAACCTCTGGTGTCCAAAACTAGTTTTGGCATCGGTGGAGGCGGAGCATTAACGTCTAAGCCGTGTACATCTTTTGCAAATTCCGCAAAATCCGCTGGCATGTTTTGCATTATCTTAGCAAAACTCGCTTCAGGATCGTCACCCTCGAAGGTTAAGATTACAAAATCACCAGCTGGTGTTTCTTGCAGAAATGATCTTTCGTGTACGCCTGCATTTTCTCTTGATGCTGCAAAGTTTGGATCATTAGTTACTTGATCCATCATTGCTTGCCACTTTTCTTTTTTACCAGCCAATATGGGCATGCACATTGCAATAATTGCCATCTGAATTTCCTCTCATCTTGAACCTAGATTGCCGCTTGAGCTTGCTGCCCAATTTAGCAGTTGCCAAGACTGACCTTGCGTAAAACTTTCTCTAATTGTCGCAACTAGGGGCTTGCGCGGCTGTGAGACGATCCGAAGATTTACCGTCATCTTAAGTAAATCTGAGGAAAAAGATGACAGATAAAATTTGGCTTACCGACACAGAAGTCGGCACACGATTTAGCAGCACCCGTCAATGGGTCTGGACCCAAGCGCGCAACAATCCCCAATTCCCGCGTCCCGTTAAGATCACGCCGCGCTGGTCGCGTTGGTGCTTGCAGGAGATCGAAGCGTTCGAGCAAGAGGCTAGGGCAGCCCGTGGTTAGTGCATCAGCGCGAGGGCGCAGCAATCAGCGCAAGGGCGGTTATCATGAGCGCAAGCAAGGCAAGCGCCTTGGCGAGCTGACAGGCTTTACGTTTGAGCGAAACTTAGAGCAGCGCCGCGAAGCCGATCATCTGGGCGACCTTTTATGCAGCGATGATAGGTGGCCGTTTGTGATCGAAAACAAATATCGCTCCCAAGGTAACAGCATCCCGGCAGGGGCGTGGGAGCAAGCCTGCAGAACGGCAATTAAATCTGATAGGTGGCCAAGCGTCATCTGGCAGAATGGCCGCACAGCGCCGCGCTGTCGCGTCCCTTTGAGCGTTATAGGATGCGCGCAGGGTGGCTATGAACTGATCCCGTTTGGCACCGCTGATCTATCGCTTGAGGATTATGCCGATTTGGCTATGCGGTTGATGGGAATATCAAAGACCCCACCGCTTAACGTGCCAACACCCAATTACTTTGCAGGTAATGGGGTGGTCCCCGTTTCCGCTCTGATAAACTTTCCGTCTTTAACTAGGCGCACTAACATCACGGCATTCCGACCACTTGGGCCATCTAATATTGAATGGCTAACTACAATATCGTCGTTCTCATAGATCAAACGTCTATTCTCTGATCCCGTTTTATCTCTGACACCCGTCAACATGACATCGAGAAACTGAGACTTATCCCATTCCTCACCATTATTATGTCTAACGAAGATAAAGTCGTCGTCTAATAACTCAGCCATTTTATTTCTATCTTTTGAGTTGGCTGCATCCCACCATTTGTTGAATAGGCTCATTGAAGTCTCCCTTTTGCAATTCTGGCTTAACCTGAGAGCCAATCGTTATCAAGAGCGCCCTTTGGGGCGTTTTTTTTGGTTTTTCTTCTGCGGAGCTAAGCCATTGAAATCATGAGTGCTTTGTCAAAAAGGTGACCATAAGGCAACCTAAGAGCAACCACTTTGTCCTTATTTAAGACCAGCAGATAACCCTCTGATTACGCTGATCATTAATTTAAAATTGTCCAAATTCATCTTCATCAAACCGCATCCAGCATGGGTGCCACCAGATGGAGACTTAAGATGATTATCAGTGACAGCGTTCGCGAACCGCGTCCAGCTAAAATTCAAGCCTACAAGGCCGTGAAAGACGCGGCTGGGTTGCTTAATCTGGATACTGGGCCATCAAACATCCTTGATTTTAAAGCAGAGCCTGCAACCACCGCGCCGCTTTTTAAGCGCATTGGTCTAGACGATGTGACGCCACCAGTTTGGCTGGTTAAATCTCACATTGAGGAAGGCACCTTTGCCATGGTCTTTGGTCCATCTGGCGCAAAGAAATCCTTTCTCGTTTATGATCTGGCTTGCTGCATCGCCACTGGCAAAGACTGGCACGGTAATAGGGTCAAGCAGGGCGCTGTGCTGATCATATGCGGCGAGGGTCATGGTGGGCTAAATCGGCGGCTTAAAGGCTGGGAAAAGTACAATCAGCAGAGCCTGAAAGACGTACCGCTATATGGCAATGAGCGGCCCCTGACTTTGACTGATGACGCGGATATTGCCGCGCTGATGGCATATATTGATGAGCGCATTAGCATTGATGGCACCCCCAATTTAATCGTTGTTGATACGCTGGCGCGGGCGCTTGGCGCGGCTGATGAAAAGTCTGGCGCGGATATTAACAAGCTAATCGTCTCGCTTACAGCAGTGATCCAGCAATACAAATGCGCGGTCCTATTAGTGCATCATACGGGCCATTCTGAGGCCGCTCAGCACCGCGCTAGGGGTGCCTCTGAGCTTCCTGCTGCGGTCGATCATGAGTTCCGCGTTGAGCCTTTTGAAGAGGCTGGGATTATCACTGGAACGCTTTTTACCAGCACCAAAATGAAGGATGCTTCGCTGGGCGAGCCAGTCGTGTTTGACATGATCACAGTGGGGCTTGGCGTGTGCGATGAGGATATGGTTGAGATCGATACGCTGGTGCCTGAGCTGCGCGGCCCAGCCGTCGACCAAACCCCTGATGCGATTAACCCCATCGAGGTCGTAGTGGACGAAGATCGCAAGTTGCGCCGCAAGGGTGACGTCAAAAGGCATGAGCTTGTAAGAGAAGTTTATGTGACCTTGGATGGCAGCAGAAAGCAGGCCGAGCGGTGGGTCAGAAGGGCCATTCAAAGGGGAGAAATTGATGACTTCCCTCGATCATGAGCTGCGCCAAATCCAAGACTTCTTGGCCGCCAACCCAAATGCGTTCGTCCGCGTTAAATTTCATGGTTCTGACACATTCCGTAATTTCCCGTCACATACGGTAACGAACGACACCTTGAGCGACACCACCGAGACAGGTGTCGTTTTTGAAGATTTGGACCCTTTGGAAAACGACACCCGAGCGACACTTGAGCGACACCTGTGTTTTGCAGAGTGGTTTAAAATCAATAGCTTAAGTTCAGGCAGCGACACCCGAGCGACACTTTTTGGCTTAGGTGTCGCTGGACCTGACCCTGCGACAGCGGAACCCCATACAAGTCCCCCTTTAGGGGGACGTATGGATGCGGGTGACGCGCCGACTGTCGATTGGGCAGATTTGGGTGAAAGAGATTTTGATGAAGCGTTGCAGACCATCACCTCACTTGATGAGCTGAATGGCCTCGCCAATCGGCGGCGGGTGTTGCGCCATGATTTCAAGAAATGGAACGAGGCGCAGATCGGCCTCATCCTCAATCGCAAATTTATTTTGGAGAATAAAAATGGATGAGCATCGGCTGGCATCCGCAATGCTGGATTTTGAACGCGAGCAGGCCATCCTGCGCAAACGCCCACCGCTGCCCTGCGACGGGAAGCTGAAGGTGCAGAAATACAAACAACCAGATCGAACGCAGGATTTGCTTTACCTGATCAAAGACAATCCCGGCATCGCCTACCAACCAGCTTTTTGACTTGGTGAACTTTGGCCATGCCGATTTTACCATGGCGCTGCGAACGCTCACAAAGCGCGGCCACGTTTTGGTAGGGCAGAAGGGGAAAGCCAGAATTTACTTTCCGATGGTGCAGTGATGCTGACAGAAGAAAAACTAATCAGGCTGCGCAATCACGATTGGCATAGCACCATTCGCGATGGCACACGGGCAGCAGAGCAAAACGCCTAAGCAGGGCGTCACCGTAGATCACACCCACATCGTCTGGGAGCTACTGCGAGAGGCAGCATTCGTATCCCGCGCCGCCTATGCCGCACCACCACGCTCTGGCTTTCCCTGCCAAGTCTGCGCTGCCAGATGGCGTGGATGAGGTCACGGTTTGGCAGATGGTCAGCGCGTACCTCAAGGGCGAAATTGAAAACCTACCGTCCGACGAAACCAAAGCACCGCGCCCCAGCGCAAAGCAAATCACCCGCGCTGAGGTCATGCTGGAGCTGTGGCATCACGTTGCTCTGATCGAGAAGGGCGACCGCAAACGGCTTAAGCGCGCGGTGTATCTCAAGGCGTCTGGTATGCGTCCAAGGGCCGTGCAGGAGCTTACTGGGTTGAACTATCAGCAGCTTTGGAAGGCCCAGAAAGACGCCTGTTCAGACGTGTGGGAAAAAATAATGCAGTTATCGCAACTAGGGGGTTGATAAAACGTGAGACGATCGTGAGATTTTGGATAGAATTGGAAAAGTTACGTCCAGTTCATCCTTCCTTGTACTGCTCGACGATCCTGACACCCATACGGGTCGTTGCTTTGTGTGGCGACCGCTACTCCCAGTCGCCACACACACCTTTTTGCTATGAATAAACGCTCAACCACAGCCGATGAATATCGCAAACTGTACTACACCAAACGCTGGAAGCAGCTGCGCGGCACGATCCTGACCCGCGATGGCTACCGCTGCCAGCGATGCAAAGTAACCCTAACGAACGGACGCTCTGATCCTCGCGCAGCTGTCGTTCATCACATCAAACCGCATAAAGGCGACCTGACCTTGTTTAACGATCCTGCCAACCTCGAAAGCGTATGCTGGCGCTGTCACTCAGGCGCGATCCAATCGGAAGAGGCGTTGGGATACGATACGACAATTGGAGCCTGATGGGTGGCCTAGCGACCCAAAGCATCCGAGCGTCGATTAAATTTATCTGCTGTCAGGCGCTAGCTTGTAAATTTTATGGTGCATACCCATTTTTGAAGCCATTTCTCTAACAAACTTCATATGTTCTGTAAGTTTTTCTTCATCACTTACTTGAGCCAGCACAACGACGCTGCTTGGGCCGCTTTTCCCAATGTGTTCTGGACCCCACCAACCTGCGCGCTTTTGAGCACTCTCGGGCTTGGTGTACATCTCGTACCAAGTTTCATAGGCCATATCGCCCAAGTCTATATGAAATGCATAATTCATAAGCATCCCCTTCCTGTTGTGTTCAAGTCAACAGGTTATCCAATGCGGGAGTTAGGTCAAATTAAACGTGGGGTCACTACGCTGCAATCGGAGCCGATGGGTGGCCTAGCGATCCAAAGCATCCAGCAGTGAAAAGTTAAGCCTGTTCCGTCTGCCTTACTTGAAATGCTCGTTCATCACTCAGGCAAGCTGTATCAATATAATTTTGCGCTTCATAGCAAGCTGTAAAGACAAGCTGATCAAGACCATTTTCTCCCAGCGCATTGTGAATATCCTCTTCTGTTTCTGCTATCCAGTGACAGAAAAAGAAATCGTCGTCCTGTCCAGACCATGTAGCAAGACATTGACAATTATCAAAAGTCCAAGAGACTGCCCATTCTTTCTGTGTGGTAGTACTTTCCGCGATGCCTGACCATAACGCCTCCTTTGTTTTTTCAGAGTGAAAAGTGTGTATCGCCATAAATCTTTTCATTGTCATGATTGCCCTCCCTTACATAACCAAACATTGCAGAACAGAGGGGGTGGGTCAAAGGCAAAAAACCACGATCAAGAAACCGGCGTCCACATCAAACTTTCTTTGCGTCTACGGAAATTCACATGAAAAAACGATCTGACAAAAACAGCGCAACGTCTGCGGTTGCAGGATTTGTTGGTGCCATTAATGATCGCATCCCATTGCCTGCTGGAGTGGAACTGCGCAGCGAGGCTGAGCTGATAATTTGGCACCAGTTCACCCGCGCCCGCGCAAGGTCAGACTGGCGTGATATGGACCTGATCTTGTTGGCGAAAATCGTAAAGATGGAAGCTGACATCCGCGCAGCTCAGATTGAGTTAGACGCTATGGGGATGATGATTGAGAATAAGCGCGGCACCCCAATCCCAAACCCATTTCTATCGGTGATCGATACGCTGGAGCGGCGACAGTTGGCGGTTATCCGATCAATGTCGCTAAACCAAACGGCCTCTGATCCGCGCACAATCAATGGATCGGCTCAGGTTGAGGGGGAGGCTAGAGCAGCTTTAAGGGATGTTGGTGTTGAGGGGCTGATCGCTCAGCCTGTAAATTAGCTAAAATCGCCCAACACTGGCCCTTTTTCGCTCGCTGTAAAATTGACACCTGTTATTGAATTAGCAAATGCCTCGATGGTCTCAATTGCGTATGACGCGGTCTCTTCATCGGGCCATAGGGTCATAGTGCGCGCGGTGTTTTTACCCGTTTTAACAAATCGCAGGTTAATGGCGCCGATATTTTTAAAATCCTCAAAAAATGTTTTTACATTCTCGCAAAAACTTTCAGGTGTTTCAGGTGCTTCCACCTGCCAATCGGTAATTGTTGCATACATCATAGCCTCCTTCGCCGTAACTAAGACTGGGTTAGCACACAAATGACACGCGGCCAAAAGATATGCGCATTTATTGAGCATTATTGCCTGATCCCAGAGGGCGCTCAGGTCGGTCAGCCAATCAAGCTGATGAAGTTTCAGCGCAAGTTTATTCTGGATGTGTTTGATAACCCGCACGGCACCAGTCGCGCTTACCTGTCAGTGGCTAGAAAGAACGGCAAGTCTGCACTGATCGCAGCCATACTGCTGGCGCATTTAGTTGGGCCAGAAGCAAGGCAAAACAGCCAGATCATCAGCGGTGCTAGATCGCGAGATCAAGCCAGCTTGGTTTTTAAACTCGCTGAAAAAATGGTCAGACTGTCGCCTGAGCTATCAAAGATTGTGCGTATCGTACCATCGCAGAAGATGCTGGTGGTTTAATTTGTAATGTTGAATTTAAAGCCATAAGCGCAGAGAGCGGGACTGCGCACGGGCTCTCACCCGTCTTGGCCATCTTAGATGAGCTAGGGCAAGTACGCGGTCCCCACGATGCATTTGTTGAAGCAATTGAAACTGCACAGGGCGCACATGCTAACCCGTTACTTATCGCGATTTCTACGCAAGCTGCCACGGATGCTGACCTCTTTAGCATTTGGTTGGATGACGCGGCGGCTGCAAAAGATCGGCGCATTGTTTCGCACGTTTATTCGGCTCCGAAAGATTGCGAACTTTCTGACCAGAAAGCGTGGAAAATAGCGAACCCTGCACTGGGTAAGTTTCGCTCAAAACAAGATATGAAGGATTTTGCCGAGCAAGCTGAAAGGCTCCCGGCAAAAGCAAACTCCTTTCGCTGGCTTTTCCTCAATCAGCGGATCGAGGCTCAGTCTCCGTTTCTGTCACGCGCAGAATGGGAGGCGTGTTGTTCTCCTGCACTTGTCGAGGCTGGTGATGTTTGTTTCGCTGGCCTCGATCTTTCGGCAAGTCGCGATTTAACTGCGCTGGTTTTGGTATTTCCAAAAGATGATCAGCTGCACGTTGTTCCGCATTTCTGGCTGCCAGAGGACGGGCTGAGGGATAAGGCACAGAGCGAAAAGGTGCCGTGGGATATATGGGCCGACCAAGGTCATCTAACCACGATAGCTGGGCCAGTTATTCAGCCAGAGGTGATCGCAAGAACGGTGGCAGAGATAGCTGAGGAATATCAGCTGCAGCTGCTTGGCGTATGACAGGTGGCGCATCAATGACTTTAGGCGCGAGCTAGAAAAGATCGGCAGCGACATTCCGATGCAGCCGTTTGGTCAAGGCTTCCGAGATATGTCGCCAGCGGTCGATAAGGTTGAGCAACATGTGGCAGAGCGCAAGCTGCGCCACGGCGGCAACCCGATCCTTAACATGTGCGCAGCAGGAGCGGTTGTGCAAAGCGATCCTGCGGGCAACCGCAAACTGCACAAATCAAAAAGCTACTCAAAGATTGATGGGTTGGTGGCGCTGGCCATGGCTCTTGGATCAATGAGCGCAGAAGATATGACAATGCCGACAAGCCCGTGGGACGATCCTGAGTTTAAAATGGCGGTTTAGACTTCAGACATAATTGAAAGAATTGGTCCCATAGTTTCTTCAATCATTGAGTGACCAGTTTCTTCAATTGTTTGTTTGCGCAATTCTTGACGCCTTGCGTTTTCTTCCTTCGCGTCTGCCTCAGAGGAATAAATGATAACCGACTGATGAGTGTTTTCGTCAATCTTAAACCAAATAATATCTTCAGCTTTTGTGTTTGATTTAACCTCACGATGCTTTTGTTGCATTGTTTCTGCGCTTGGAACGCCGTTGGGCCACGACCACTTTGTATAAACTGCATACTTCGCCATTTCGTTCTCTCCCTTGTAAAAGATAAGACTAGGAAACCACAGCATGGGCCTTTTTGACAACTTTAAAAAAGTCGACGTTAGGTCACTCGAAAACCCTAACATCCCTGTGTCTGCCGATAACTTCCTGCACCTAATGGGGTGGGGCGATTTTAACTCTAGCTCAGGCGTTGTCGTAAACGTTGAAAGCGCGTTGGGCGTTCCAGCCATCTGGGCTGCGGTAAACTTTATTAGCGGCACTTTAGCCAGCTTACCTTTGGAAGTTATGCGGCGCACACAGAGCGGCACAGAGCGCGTAACTGACGGGATGGGGACTTGGCTTGATCGAGCCGTAAACCCCTCTCTGAGCAGCTTTGCGTGGCGCAAATACAGCTTTGAGCAAACACTTACTGGTGGCCGATCTGTTACGCTAATCGTGCGGAACGGGCAGGGTGGGTGCGTTATGCTTGGCAAACGGGTGACACTGACACCCCCGGCACATTTCAAGGCGAGTTTGAGGTGGTCTACAACACTGGTGAAATTGAGACATTTCCCAACGATGGCTTTCTGGCAATTGAAATCATTGATGACATCGCCTGATGATGGATACGGTTCTTTTTGTAATCCAATGGTTGATTGCACCTGTCGCGGCATTCGTTTGGATGATGCACCTTAAAGTCAGTCGGCATGATACTGATATTGCTTTATTAAAGTCGCAGATATTGTCTGACAAACTGGCGCATGATCGTGAAATGAAAGACGTGAAAGAGGCGCTGCGGTCCATAGCTGCCAAGCTGGATAATATCGAGCAGGCGCTAAGGGAGAGGTAAAAGGTTCTATTTAACGGTCCATTCATTAATTGCTGTTTGCACATGATTAAGAACGCTAATGTTTAAGTTTTTCGGGTCACCAGCAATTGCATCGGTGGAGGAATATTTTACAATTCCCAGAATATCTCGAACCATTGCAAGGCCCCCAATAAAAACGCTCACATTTCCAAAGCAAATACCATTGTCCATCCGCATTGCATTCACTTTAATATAAAAACCATTATTTATCCCAGCGAGATAGAGGTCATTGTCTGGTTCAAATAGTTTTGCTCCAGCAATCTCAAGCTTGCCCTCAGCGTAGTTTTTAACCTCCTTAATATTGGTCCAACAGCCATCTACCGCTGAATCACGAATTACCACTTCAATATTCCCAATTTTGTCGAGCGTGATGTCAGGAAAAAACTTTTGAGACCAAGCAAAGCTTGGCGCAATAAGCAGTAAGGTAAGGGCAAGGCGCTTAAGCATGGGTCATTTCTCGTCTGGTCTATCTAGCTTTTCTTTTATGTCTTGGAGTTCGGCCATAATGCGGGCCATGCCGAGCAACACTAACGCAACAACTAAGCCGATCCAAATGTACCAGGGTCTGTATTCGGCCAATATGTGAGAAAAACCTCGTATTTTGAAAACATCAGCACAATCGGAACCACGCTTCCAAACAAAGCTAAAAAACCAAGAATATTAAAGATTACTATCAACATGAAACTACGCTTACTGAGCTTGGACGTAATTGCAAATGGTAAAAGTAGTTTTGCAGCTTGGTTAAGCCAAAATTTACACCCCTGAAATCTAAAGGATAATGCGATGCTAGCTTAACTGATATTTCAAAACAATTATTAAGGGCAGCAGCCACATGAACTGGCAGGCGCTGCTATCTTTTTGATTGGCTTTATTGTTTTCCGCTTTATTTTCGGCGTTACCTGAAGCGGATGTTCTTGTTTTTCAGTTTCTTTTGTCAGTTTGTCTCTGATGTAATCGTGGAGTGTAGGAAAGCCGAGCTTTGTTGCTTTTTTTGTCTCGTAGTTAAGACGGCCCCGCAGGTTAGAAATGTGGGTTTCTATTTGTTTTTCAGAAATCTGCATCAATTTGACCCTCTCACTTTAGACACCGCTGGTAATAACGGTTCTGGCAAAAATTTCAATTTCTAAAAATCAAAGGACAATCCGATGCTGGCTGAACTGGCAGCGGCCAACGCCGCTTATGCAACGATCAGCAAGTTCATAGCGAACGGCAAAGAAATCTCCGATGCTCTGGCCCCGCTTAAAAACTTGGTTGGTGCAGAGGAAGAATTAAAAGCGCGGGGAAACCGCAAAAAGAATGGCCTGTTTTCAAAGGTCATGGGCAAGTCTGCCGATGATTTTGATGAGTTTCTGGCGCTTCAACAAATATCAGAAAAGCGTAAGGAATTGGAAAGCCTCTGCCGCTTATACGCTAAGCCCGGCACTTGGAACAAAACGCCATCGCTTCATAAGTGAGCGAGTTGAGTTAAGGGCGACTACCATAATGACTGCAAAAACAGAGGTTGGTGACGTAACAATCGTGACGGAAAACAAGTAATGGATAACCATGCGCACCCAGCCAACGCTAATATCCAACGCTGTCCGCGCTGCGCGGCTCCGCTGCAAAAAATTGTTGTGCATGGGCATGAAGCCTGCGCATTCTGTAAGTCTAACATCGCGGAATGCTGTGTCTTAGCCCCCTAGAACTGTGCCAGTATATTTTGGCAAAGGGAGTAAGGAAACATGGGTCGAAAGCGTTATTCTGATGAAGATGTGTTGAAGTTATTACGCGAGATTGATGTTCATTTGCACGATGGTTTGGACGTTGTGAGTGCGTGTCGCAAAGCTGGGATTTCAGATAAGAGTTATTATTACTGGCGTAAGAAGTTTGGAGGCCTTTCTCGTTCGCAGGTTTCTGAGATGAAATCGCTCAAGAAAGAAAACGAGCGCTTGAAGAAAATCGTCGCTGACTTGCAGTTAGACAAGGTGATCCTGAAGGAGAGCCTTGATCATCTAAAGCCGCGGGCCTGACGCGGGCTCAG